TTCGGAAACGCTCGCAAACTCATAATCTTTACGCTGCCATTCAAGCAATATAGGATTGTGTACCGCAACCCATCTGGATTCAATCGGTGGCGATCCGCTGTTGGGTACATACTGCCCTAAGTCGCGTGTGTTGTATAGTGCCATTCCAATATTTTTTCTCGGATTATTTTAATTTCTTCATCTGTAAACGCCATTTCTTTACAAGTCTTTCGCATTGCAATCATCATTCCGATGCCCATTAATCCAAGCAACAACGCATAAAACAAAAGTACAAATGCCATCATCCTTTAAAAAGTTCTGTTCTGAATTGTGAAATTACATCTAACACCACCGACTTGGCTAACTTTTCAATGCGCCCGTCTTCAATCACGCCTGAAATAACCCGGCTTGGTGCTGACCTGCCGTAAAAGTCAGGGCTGCCAGACTTGCTCTGATGCAGTCTTGTACCCTCCATATGTATCTTCCGCGTAATGATATACGCCAGCGAATCTTTGCTGATTTTGCCTGTTGGTGTGATCCCCTTACGATCAATCCAACTTCGGATCGCCTGCCTCAACTCACCATTACCACCGCCGCTTGTTGGCTTGCGACCCAACTCAATCGCCCCCGCATATCTCAGTCCTGTTACAACCAACTGATCCGGTTTGATCTCAGCCTTTAAAGACCGATTAAACTTACCCGAAGCCGTGACACCGGATGAATCCATCGACTCGCGCAAATCCTGAATGAACCGCGCTGCAAAGGACTGAAGTATATCCGTGTCAATTACTATGGCCATCAGTCATAAATTCTAATTATAACACCCGTGCCACTGAAATCATCTTCATCCTGCAAAATTGAATCAATGCCGGTGAAAAAATCAGTATTGATATTATATTGACCTGATACCAATGTTATACCACCGTGATTCGGATCGCCATTAATCCTGTACATGTATCTTCTGGTGGTAAACATTGGCGGATTAATCAGGCAAAAAATCTTATTATTTTGAAGCGGGCTGAACCATTCAGGATTAGTTGAGCGGTATTGACCCTCATTGTGCCTGATCCAATTGGGGGTAAATCCTAAGTCATTCTGTAACACATCCGCAACTGGTGCAGCTGTTAATGACTGCCTTAATATTGCAGTATAACTCCTATATGAACCATTAACACTACCCTCACCACTTTCGCCATCTTGCCCAAGTAATGCAAGCAGCACTGGATAAAGTTGCTCAAATTTCCAATGTCTGTAATTTGGATTATTTACGATCTCTTCAATTAGTTCTCTTGTTGTCATTTTTTATCAAGTTATAGGCAAATCAGGATCATACGTTGCGCATACCTCTTCTGTCATCGGGAGTAATACAACACGCAAATATTGGAATACCCCAGATGCCTTCACATCGAACAACTCAATGTAATCGCGTATCGGTTGCGTGAGCTCAACGCTCTTAACTTCCTCGTGCTTGTCTAAATTCAGGACCATCCGCTTTGCCTCTATCCGCATTGCCTCAATCTCAATATCGTGATCAGGTTGAGCATTGCTGCGCTGCGTATTTTCGTTGTATGCACCATAAATGAGCAGTATATCGTAAACCTCTTCCACATTGTTGGCCCGGTAACTATACGGCATATCAATTGGCCTATTCAATAACACGAACGGTGAAGGTACAGTATCAACTGAAACATTTGCTGCTGATCTCGGTTCGCTGATGAACGTGCTGATATTAGTCATCGTTGCCACGCACTGTTGAATGATCTGTACTATCCTCATTTGCGTTTCGATTTGCGTTCCATTATTTCAGCCATCTTTTTCTCGTATTGGTGCTGCTGCTGATTCATGAGCATCTTAATGAGTACATCCTGCATCGGTAGCCTAACAACCTGATTCCATTTGATCAAATCGCCACCCGCCAATGTGTCAATACTGTTCATCGCTCCGAATCGCTTAAAGTCTTTAATGCCCGACCGTACTTGTTCAGCTGAATAATCCGGCTCACTAAACTTGGCTTGCTTGAAAAACTCAGAAACTTGGCTAAAAAAAAACCCGCGATTGCAAACGCCTCAGATAATGGCAATGCACCTACGAACTCTTCAAGCACCTTCTGCCGCTGCTCTGAATATTTGTCCGGATTCTGTATGCAGATTGCAATACATGGCGCAACCTTGTCAATATCCTTGCGCTGCTTATCGTTTACGATCGTTTCAAGGTTCAAGTGCTGCGCATAGATCATCGCACCGGGTTTGAACGAGCGCAGGAAGGACCGCGAATCGCCGATCTGAAATATCTCAGGTGGTGCCTGCTTCAATAAATCCTGCTCGTTTACATCCTCATTGAGCCATTGCAGCACCGGAGTAATTAATGCCTCAACATCACCAGTGCGCAACCGATAACAAGTATCGTATGGCAGCCCGGTAAGTATCGACAAGGTAACAACAACATCCGCATTCTTATTCGCTGATAAATCAATCGCCTGCTTTAGCGTAACATCAGCCCACCTTGTCGGAACGTGAACCTTTTTTTTGTCGATTAGGAATGTTACCACGGTCTTGTTTTTTTATTGCTTACGTTTATTTTCGCCCCTATCACCTTGCTTCTGATTATCCCGGTTGATCCATACCGCCCCGCATCCATCCCGTCATCAAACGCCTTAACCGGATCGTCTGGTGAATTGTCGCTCCACTTGTAGCTTTTAATTTCACGCTTCAAATTTACTGATTCAGATGTTATGATTAACGGCCTTGATTTAACTTTTAAAATTTGTTCCTTGACCGATCCCGGATATTTCTCAACGGCCCTGATTCGGTACCCTGCGCGCTGAATATCCTCGATAGCTTCCGGCCTTGCACCATCGGCATAGATCATCACGTTGCGATCAATTCTGCTTTCTTTCATTAGCCTGATCAGGTCAGGTATTGTCAGATGTGACTGGTATATCATCTCATGCCACTGAACCGAATCGCCCACACTTCCGACCTCAACTAACACGGTCGGGTGATTATAGCCAAAGTCAAGCCCATAAGCCCGCTCGTCTGGTACCTGATAACTTCGCTGCGAATAATGCGAATAGACTTGATTGCGCACCGTTGCAGGCATACCCTCACCATAGATGCGCCACAGGTCAGGATCGGCCTGTTTGAGAAATTCAATCTCAGCGATCGTTTCCGCGTTTAGGTATGGGTTATCCTTGTACGTTGTAATGATCCTGACTGCATCCGGCCTCTGATCCAATTCAGTCAGAAACCAGTGGTCTATTTCGGTCGGGTTATAATCGGCAATGATGCGCCCGGTAGTCCTTAACGCCAACTGCCGATATACGCTAAAGTCGGCCTCCATGATTTCGTTGATGAACAGAATATCCCGCTTCCGACCCTGCACCTTACCGGGTGAATCCATCCCGAAAAACTCAAACAGGTTGCCGTTAATTCGGTAGGTGTGTTCTGTTCTATTGTGGTCCTGTTCTCGGTACAATCCGGCCTGATTCAGCAACTCGAAAAAGTCCCGCATTGTTGAGGCCCGTAACGCGTTGAATGTTTCGCGGCAAATACTTATCGTTCCTATGCCGTTGAACTTTACCGCGAGGCTGATTAGGTATTGAAGACAGGCGTAAGACTTACCCGAACGTGTGCCGCCCTGTAACGCTACAAGACGGTGTTTCGGTACGTTATCAATAAGGAATTGCAGGTTCGGGTTCACTTAGCCGCATCCAACCAGTCTGGCCGATTCTTGAAGTCGTGCGTGTTGTCAACCTCTTTCTTGTCCTTCCAATCATCGGGAAACCTATTTTTCATGTTGAATATAAACGCAGTTGGATTGCCCTCATTTAACTTGCTTATATTCAATCCGATACGTTCCCACGTTAACCTGCTTTTTTCAAATCCTGCCTTTTTGGCATCGGAAAACTCAGTCTGAACTTTCGCCCATTCAAAAATAGTATCACGATTAACACCTATCACGCCTGCAAAAGATTCAAATGAAAGACCCTCTTCCATGTGATCAATAAGCATCTGACAATATTCAGGTCTGTATGATGTTGGTCTGCCTCCGGGATGTGCCATGCTCACTATACGTTAATGGTTATACATCAGTTTCATCATGCCTTTAACGAACTCGGCCTTGTCTTCTCGGTCTGATATTGCCTTATAGTTATCAATCTGCGCAATGCACACCGCGTAACGCTGCGACTCATCCGGAAACTCATCGGCAGTCTTACTATCGCCCATGCATCGGCTCAGGAAGTCATCCTCTGATTCGCCTGAGTTTGGAGTAGGTAGTGGCATAACTTGACAAAGTTAAATGAAATAATTGATCACTTCCAAAAATTCAACCTCAGAACGAACGATATAATACCTCATGCCCAGACGCGTGACCATTTGCTCGAACGATTTTTGTTCCGGTGACTGCCTGCCTGTATCGGTTTTCCATTCGATCCATACTATTGAACCCTGAATAAGATAAGCCATATCAGCAACACCGGCAATTACTCCCATCGATCTATTCATTGCCCCTTTAATTGCGTTTTGGCTGTTATTGTTGATGGCAAACACCCGACCGCGCAATTCTGGCCGTTTATTCCACAGGTTTAAAAATGCTGAACTTTGCAGTTGAATTTCGGTCATATTTCAGAAATAGTTGCAGGGTTATGAAATAGGCTGCAACTGCTGAATCCTTTGTCTATGTAGGGCTTCAGGTGATTAGTTGCACCGTTGCATCTAAAAAATAACATTTTCGATAGTACCAAGATAATATATTTAAAAACACAAAATACATGCGTATGTGTATGTATGTATGTATGTGTATGTATGCTATATGGTTTAATACGATATTTTAATATAAGGTTGCAACAGTATAGTAAATAGCTTGGTAGAGTAGGGTTTGAGTGGTTGCATCCTGATTTTTTACTGGCTGCAACTACCATGCAACCTGCAACGCTATGAAAAGGGGTTCGGGTTGCCATTGGTCAGCTTGTTTACTTTATAACCTGTTACTACCGTGCCGCCCATCTTCATGCGCTTTTTATCAAATCCGAGTTTGCTCAGTATTATTCCGAGCCGGGTATTGGATAGGGTGTTGTACTTAGTATCTGCAATCAAGTATTGAATGATCTGGGTAATATTGAGCCATTCGGGGAGGAATCCTTCAGGAGCCAATTTGTACGCGATCAATTCCTCTTCCGGTGATGACTGTTTAAAGTCTTCGGTATTTGCGTTCAGTTGGTTTATTTCCTCTGCCAACACGGTGTAATCATACCCGGCCTGATATAATGCGTGTAATTCAACCCAAAGTGCCTCCTTGTTGCATTGGTTATATTTGTCCTTGTCGATATCCAGTACATGCAGCGGGATTATGCGTCTGTTGCCCGTAGGATCATTTAAGATCTGCGTTTCGTTACTTGTACCACAGAAGACAGATAAACGCTTTAAATCGACGGAAACGCGGCCATAAGGTTCACGAACATTGATCCATTGCTTTGATGTTATTTCTTTTAGCTTTTTCTCTTCCCTTTTTGATTTGCCGCCGTACTCGTCATCAAGTATGATCCATTTCTTTGTCATCAGTATTTCGTCATCCTTTCCCGAATCCATTTTAGATTCAGCAAAAAGCGATTGGAGGGATTGCGGTAGAAGATACCTGAACCAGTGCGTTTTGCCCGTACCCTGAACTTCACCGCAAAGGACTAAAACAAGCGGACTGTGTTTGCCGTATGCCGAAGCAACCGCAGAGACAAGCCATTTAGTAATCCACTTGTCATGATTGGGTGTATCTGTTATGATTGATTCAAGCAGAAGCATCAGATTAGGGCAGTGATCCTGTGGTTCATTTCTGCCAGTGAAAAATTGATGGATGGGGTTGTATGCCTCAATTCTGTTGCTGAATAGTACCGAGCATATCAGTTCCTTTGTGCATTGCTCGAATGCAATTTTGGCATCTAAAAAAATTGAATTAATATCCGAATCATCAATCGGTTTGCTTTTCCATTCGATGTTGCGGGTGATCAGGTTTTTTCTCAGCTTGTATGGCTTTAAGAATTGCACTATGTCATCAATGATATTATCTGACTTGTACTTGATATCATTGCCAATAACCTGATCAATAATTGGTGCGGATTCATCCGGTGATATGTTTGAAAATTCATGCAGTGATTTTTCAATATCTTTTTTACCAACCCCTGACTTACGCTGCGATGCTGCGGATCGGATTATCTGTTTTGTTTTTTCAGAGTAAATCTCGATGCCGGCTTGTTTGGCATGGTAGTAAATTGATGCGATGGTTGCCTTATTGTCATTGCGTGCTGCTGCCGCTTTGATGCAATTATCATAAAGCCTGTCTGTATCTGCTGCGTTATACTTTGAACTAAGCGCGGAAAGACTATGAAAGTAATGCCTGCCAAGTTCACCGAATTGGCGAACCAATGCAAACCCGGCAGTTAACCATTCGGAGTATTGTTCACAGATGTTAACCCCACGCTGCACCATCTCGTTAACGATGCGGTCAAAATCATTCTGAACAAATACGATTTTAGGCGGTTGTTTTTTGGTTTCCTTTTTCAGATACTTTTTAAATACCTGTGCCTTTTCGTTAATGTAGATATTCGGATCATAGCTGATGAACCTTGCCCGGCTCACATTCTTTCCTGATTGGTCAACTATCTGCTGATATTGTTCATAGATGTAAGATTCAATGGCGAGAAAAGCGTCTGCATGTCTTGTCGGATCAATACGCATAAGCAGGCATAGACCGTTACCGGATATCGAAACAAACGCTGCATACACGTATGGATCATTTGCAAACAGATCTTTAGCCGTTTCAGCGTTGGGTATATCGTCAATGTCAATGGCGATAAATCCTGAGTGCTTGCGGATTGCTGCATCTTTGCGCTCGTGGAATGAACCGGATATTGTTACCAGTGGGCATTTTTGTTTTTCTGCTGACCGAAGTTTTTTATCTTGAATTGTCCTGATGTATAGAACGCGGTCTTGCCATGTTCCATTTTTAACATCGCGTAAAAAGTCATGCAGTTCAACTTCTTGCGCTTGACTATCTTTTACATTTGCGTACTGAGAGATGAAGATTTTTTCCATGTTGGGTGTTTTGCGAATTGTTCTTTAATGAATTTGCGTGTTACAAATAAAGCTGAGTGAGTAGTCTTGTGGCCTACTTTTTTACTCCATCTTTTGGCGATTGACTCAGCTTGTTCAGTTATTACTTGTTTTGTTTGGGGGTGTAAAAAACTGATCTTGTTTAATGCAATATTAGAAAACCTTTCTAATGATTTGATCAGCCCAAAATATTCTCTGTAATTTCTTTCGCGTTGCATTTCGATATAAATATCAATATTGATATCTTCTGAAAGCGCGACAATTAAAGCAGGTTCAAGTTCAACTATTTCTTTTGCCTGCCATTCATAACCGCAATTATCGCAAACTTTAACGCGAGCGTGAACAATACATTCACATTCCGGGCATTGCTTAGTTGGTGCCACTCCATCCTTTTTCTTTTCAGGATTAATAAATAAATTAACCCAGTCACGTTGAGCCTCCCATTTGCCATGAGTGGTTGCATTGCCTCCCATGTCGATAATGGTAAATTCTGATTTATCAGGTGTAGGCCTTGACCCTCTGCCGCACATTTGCAGCCATAGTGGCATTGAAGCGGTGGCACGGTTGACAATGATACATTCAACATCTGGTTGATCAAATCCGGTGGTGGCTATACCGATATTGCAAAGGATAGCATCTGGTGTATCATTGAACCAATCGAGTATTTCTTTGCGTTGAGCGGGCTGCATTTCACCATCCATGTGCCGGGAGTTCAGCCCTGCCTTGACAAGTGCGGCATTGACAAGTATTGAGTGTTCTACGTTGCAGTTAAATACCAGTGTTTTTTTTCCGGGTGCCAGTTTCGAATATGATTCAATGACTGATTCGATATATTTATTTGCACTCATCATTTGAGCCATTTGCTGAATATCGAAATCACCTTTTACCATTTTTAATTTTGAGCGGTCAATTTCCTGTTTTACCCCGAACGTAACCGCATTGCAAAGATGCCCCTGCTCGATAAGTTCCCCGATTGAAACACCACAAACAATATCTTTAAAGTAGTTTTTAAGAGGCTTGTCTTTCTTTGATGCTATCGGCGTTGCAGTGAATCCAATGATGTACTTATTTGAATAATGCTCGATCAGTTTGGTAAAATTACCTATGTGCGCTTCATCAATTATGATCAGCCCAAACTCAGGTAGCTTATCCAGTCTGCGGTAGGTAGTTTCAACCATAGCCACATAAACCTGTGCATCCGGTATTGACTTCATACCTGCAACGATTTTTACCGCTTCAAGTCCGGTATTTCTTTTTATTGTTCGTGCGGCCTGATCAAGTAATTCAATCCGGTGAACAAGGATCAGAACGCGCTGACCTGATTTTTCATTGAAGCGTTTACTAATCGCGCTAAATGTAACGGTCTTTCCTCCTCCGGTTGCAAGCTGCGCGATAACGCGTTTATTTTTGGCGAGTGATTCAGCAATATTGCGAACGAACCGCTCTTGGTATTCTCTTAGTTGCATTTGTCTATGTGTGTTTGGAGTTTGGTTCTAAGGCTATTTTTAAGATCCTGTAAAAGCAGCCATTTAAGATAATTGATTTCTTCTGATGAAACCATTGAAGATAGCATCCGGCCTTTGTATTTACCGAAGGGGATTTCAAAATCATTGCCTTGTGTGATGTGCTTAATGTATTTTCCGCAGCCATTGCAATATGCTGTTTTGTGCGGCCCGGATTGTTGAACTGCGTAATCGTTTATCAATCCGCATTTTTGACAAATTATTGTTTCCATTTTTTACCATCTTAAAATTCCATTATACACATAAGCAACGCATCTCATATCGTTACCATCTTCAATAAACACATCAACAAGTTCAAATATTAATGAACCATCAAATTTATAATCAATTAAAATGTGTAATGGAGGTTCATCCATAAACTTTATTTTATCCTCTAATTCAGATAAAATTTGAAATGGAGGTTTGTATGGCTCTGATTTATTTGTGTATTCACGAAAAAAATCATCTATGTTTAAAACACATAGTCGATTAAATTCTTTAGCATCATGCCAATTCAATGAATTAATTATTTTCAATTTTCTCATGATAAAAAAAGCCCCAAGTAAGCTGCGGTAGTAGCAACCGGATTACTCCGATCTCGCAGCCTCTCAGGGCAGTTAAAGTTTTTTATTCGATTAGGCTACTACCTCTAACCGGGACAAATTTACTCAAATTTTCCTTTGTGATGCGCGAACATCGCAACATCACCCGTGATTTCCTGATAGAAGCTAACCTCAACGGGCTTTTCAAACCAACCGTAGTAGCGTTCCAGTGCGTGTTTGAGTAATGACTGCGTAACATTGTTTGCGATTGCTGCAATCCTTACCCGGTAATCGTAACCGTACCGGCCATTTTTCATGCAGACAAACTGCTCAATGGCCTTACCGAGATTGGCATACATTTCTTTGTTGTACTTGCGGATCATGTCCAGATTATGAACATTCCGCTCCGGTCTTCTTTGTTTCATGTTAGTAAACAGGTTCGTTAATGGTTTTTAATTGTGCGCGAAGTTTAGCAATTTGATTCCCGCACTTGATCATGGCGGTGTGATACTCTTCAATCACGTTCTGCCACATTTCGCGTTCAGCCCGAATAATATACATCGGGCAGCGTTCGATCTCAGGGCAGTAAGATATAAAGTCAACCCACTGCAAAGAATCGCAGCAAAGAAACGCGGCAATAATCTGCCCTTCATGTTCGCTCGGGATCTTGCCCTGTCTAATGTAAGTCAGATGCTTTTTTGCTCGAGGTGATTTGATTTCGATTGCCCCAATGTAACCGGATTCGCCCGGTACGAATCCATCAGGACTGAAACCGAAATGATCGACCACATCAGGCTGAACAAAACCGAGTTGATCAACCTTGACCGCTCTTAGGCGTTCATATTCGCCCCGTGCAATTGGTTCAAGGTCTTTACCGCGTATCATGTCTTCGGATTCGAACATATCGAATTGATCATCTGAGTATCCGGTTTCCTGTTCTGCTGCAATCCGGTCGCATAGTTCGAGCCATTTTGCCCCGATCATTGACTTAGCTGCACCGCCTGTTATCTTTCCGACCCGGAGTTCAAACCATTCCGGGCTGCCTTGTTGGATGTGGTGGATTTTCATTAGTCAAAAAGTGTTTTAAGTTCAACTGTTTTAAATCTATTTTCAGCATCTTTTAAATTAAGAATTGCCTGTTTATAATAACTGTCTTTTAATTCTATTCCGATTGCTTTTCTATTCATTGATACCGGACTGTAAACTTCGCTACCTACTCCCATAAATGGTGTTAAAACTGTTTCTTCAGGATTAGTATAAAGATAGACAAGCCGGTCAATTACATCAAGTTGCAAGGGGTGTACGTGTTTTTCATCATCATCTTCTCTACTGTCTTTAAAAGGTAGCACATTATCACCACGTATATCATCCCAAACACTTGAAGCATATCGTTGCCATGTAATATGAGCCAATTTATTTGCTTTTGGATCACCGTTAAACCCTTTCCATTTTTTTAAGAAATCAGAGTAATTACCGTATTGATGTGTATGCATTTTTAAAAATGGAGTATCACCGAAATAAGGGAAATCTGTCAAGCCATTTTCGTGAATTACTGGTGTTTTATTTTCGCCTCCTTTTCTGAATAACAAAACGTAATCAGGAATAGCAGTAAAACATCTTGTTGAATCTTCTACAATATTTTTATGAGTTAATGATTGTACCATTGTCCTCATCCTAACTTCCAAAGGTTCCTTCCAAATTGTTATCCTATTATTATAGGTAAACCCATGTTTCAAATGCAGTTTGATTATTTCATGTGGAAAATCCCAAAGATTATGCTTAGTTGTATTTGTGATTACATCTTGGCAATGAACTGCAATTATTCTACCCGGTTTTATTAACCTTGACATTTCAGAAACTAAAAAATCATAATGCTTCAAAAAGTCCTCAGGTGATTCATTGTTGCTCATGTCACGTTTGTCACTTGAATAGATATAAAGCCCTGCAAATGGCGGAGAATATATTGAAAAATCAATACTATCATCCGGCAATTCAGATATTACATCCATGCAGTCACCATTATACAAGCTGTATTTTTCGGTGTGTTTCTGATTTTTTACTTTCATAAAAATTTGGGTTTTAAAATGGTTTCATTGAATTGTTTTACACTTAGGTCAATTTGTTTGTTTACTGCCTTGTTTATTGTTTCTGCAAATTCTTTTGCCTTATTGGTCTTGTATAGTAATGTATCAATTACTCTTTTCTGACCATCTGAAACGATTAAATCAACAGTGACTGGTTTTGTCTGACCAAAACGCCAAAACCTCCTAATTGATTGATAATACTGCTCGTAACTCCATGTTGGAAAATACACGGTGTGATTGCAATGTTGCCAATTTAGACCGAATGAAGTTATTTTAGGTTTAGTAATTAACTTTTTAATGCTTCCATTTGCAAAATTGAATAGTATATCTTCTTTTTTTTCTAATTGCATAGATCCTTTTATTTCAATAGCATCTGAATCTAATTCCGCAAGCAAACTACCCTCATCATTAAAATTGCACCAATAAACGCATGTATCAGATGCTATTTCAACTGCCTTTTCACATCTTTCTTTTATGGTGCCTTGTTGTTCAGTTCTTACTTCACTCATCGTTCTTGCAATGCCATTAAATAACATCATTTGACCATTAATTACCCAGTTGTTTAAATTGTAAACTTCGTGAATGTTTTCAATCAATTCAGGTAATTTATGTATGTCATCTGAAAAACCTAAATCAGAAGGCTTTTTCATGTGAATAGACCAACCTGCTAACCAACTAAAGAAATTTTCTTTTGCATGTGGCTTTAAATACCATTTACTGCCAATGTCCTGAGGCCTAATATTATTCTCATTATTTCTAAAGAATTTTTGAAGCATATCCATGTAGGGTAAATATCCTAATGCTTCTGAACTTGTACCAAATTCGATATAATCATTTGGCGCAGGTGTGGCAGTAAAAAGATACCTGTATTTTACTTTTTTAAGGAATGATGTTATTTGCCCCTTAATAGCCCCGTCAAAGTTTTTCAATATACTGCTTTCATCCAGTATCACACAATCAAAATCATTTGAATTAAAATGCTCTAAGCGTTCATAATTGCAAACAATTAATTTAGTTTTGTATGTTCCTGTCTTACTGTATTCAATATCATCTATTCCAAACTTCTCAGCTTCTTTAATAAATTGAAATGCAACGGCCAAAGGTGTAATGATTAAAACTGGCTTATTCGTGTGCCTTACATAATTTGAAGCGATTGTAAGTTCAATGATAGTCTTACCTAATCCAGTGTCGAGAAATACGGCACAACGGCCTTTTTTTATAGCATATTCTGCAACATGCTTTTGATAGTCAAACATCTGATCAGGCATAAAATTAACATCAATGCCGTAATCAACTGAACTATGTTTCTTTGATTCCAGAAACTTTAAATATTCCTGATTCATACCTCGCCCTCCTCTTCTTTAACTTGTTCCAATTCCGCCTTGCGCTTGTCTTTGGATTCGATCACGTTCGGATGTTTTGCCAGTGCTTTGTCCATGCTGATATAAACCTGCTTCAACTCATCCAGGCTCCCGGCTGATTCAATATTGAACATGGCGTTTACGATGTCATCAGCGGTGAATGCAGGCTTAACAGGTTGCGCTACCGGAGCCGGTGGGAACGGCCTTACCCGTAACGCCTCGACATCTTCACCGAATGCTGAAATCTGCGCAACGTATAGGGTGATCCTAACGCCTACCCACCGCTCAACGTATGGAGTTTTGGCCACCTTAGTTATGGCCTTTGCGTTGGTTGCATTTATGATAAAAGGCTTTTCATTTTCAGCCCAATGAACAACAAGGCATTCTTGTTTCTTGCCGTCTGATCCTTTGATGGTTTCTTTGCGTGCCATCTTAATTGTTAATGTCCGCTCTTCGCCTGCGTAATTGAAGCAATACGCCCCGAAATAGTCCGGGTTCCGGTAGCGTTTCCAGTGTGTTAGTGTTTCCATGATTAGTTTGATGTTAAAGTGAATAATTCTGATTTAGGCTTTTTTGCAGTTGGGTATTCCTCCTGAACTGTATCAAATTTGAGAAGCTTTACATTTGATCCATCTATCCAAATATTCCACGCCTTTATTATTAATGCGATTTTATGGTTAATAGTTATCTTCCTTAGGGCCAGCTTGTCCTTCATTAATACGTTCCTAAGCTTATTAACTATATTGGAACAATTTATACCTACACACAATTGATCCATAAAGTTTTTAGATAATTCGGGCGATATTCTATACAAGTGCGAATAAATACCACCAATCAAAGACGGATTAATCATTCTTGCAAATGATTCATAATATGAATTTGTTTGACTTGTAATTTTCTGCCAAAACATTTCATCATCATAATACATTTTCAATACTTCGGCATTTGTTAATTTAATTGAAGTTCCTTTTTTGATACCATTTTGTAAGTGATAACACATTGTGATAATTGAAGGTAGCGTATTGGAATTTTTTATACCTGCAACCTGAAAAGCGTCTGATGCATTTCTTGATTTACCAGTATCAAGAACATCAAATACACTCTCGTCAAGTCCAGTTGCAACGTGAAAATAAATAGAACATTGAGATTTAACTAAAGCAAGCAGCCTATGTTGTCCGTCAAGTATTCTGCCCGATTTTGCTATTTTTATAGGCTCTCCTGTATCTTCTTTCCATTTTCCATTTTTCATGTCATTAATATACCGATTAACGGTAACTTCAGACACTTTTCTGTTGTTGATGTTTGCCTCAAGATATGCCTTTGCAATACTTGGAGTGATTAGTTGTTTTGTTATTTGAATTGTTTCCATGTGTTTTAGAATGTGTAAAGTTTGTCAAGTTCTTTTTTAAGGTCAAGTGAGTGAGCCATGATGAACATCACTATTCTTTTTTTAGTCGCATCATCCAAGTATGGATGACCATCAACAAGTAATTTCAGCCTCGATTCGAGTGCTTCGAACTTCTGATGAGCGTGTTTGATAGCCTGCGCGGTCATATCCCAAAATGATAGTTAAAAAACTGAGTGTAATTGTGCGACAGTACGGCATCAACCTCAGCCCATACTTTGAAAAATTCGGCTTCTGCAATCGGTATGGCATCCATCCGGTCTGCGAATGATAGTAATGTTCTTTTTACGTGTTCGGCATTGTCGCAATGACTTACGGAATTAACGCCCTGCCCTGCTATGATCGTTGTCATGTAGGGCCATTCGGGTCTGGCATCGATCATAATATAGATCGGCTTTCCCGGCTTTTGAAAGAAATGAAATTGGTTCATGTGTTTTGGTTTAGATTGGGGCAAAGATATAATTTTATTTTATCCTGCAAATATTTAGATAAATTTTTTTTATCTTTGCCCGGAACAAATACAAAAGAACGATGGCCAACTACAATATAGAGCTAAAAAACAAGCGCAAAGAACTGGGCCTGACCCTGAGCGAAGTTTCCGAAATGACCGGAATAGCCATACCCAACATAAGTATGTATGAAAATGGGATAAAGAACCTGACCGAATCGCGTTATCTGCTATTGGATGCAGCACTGGATAAAATTATTTTGCTGAAAATCAGCAAGTTAAAGAATTTGAGCAAAAAAAAGTATGTCTGATTGTTGCAGGTATAAAAATAGTTTATACTTTTGCTGAACCAAAACACACAACCATGACAACTCAACAATTCCAAACAATCGCAACTGAAAAAATGCAAACCTTAACAACTAACGACCTGATTATTGAAGTTAAAAAATTAGTAATCGATTTTTCGGATGCTGCTTCTTTAGTTATGGGCGTTGCTTTAGATATTTTAATGGAGCGGATGCCTGAAAATGAATTTATAAAATTTTGCGATAGCTTATAATAAACCAACACGGGGAGCAGCA